TTCGAGCACCATGCCGTCGGAACCTCCGAAGGTGGAGGGCGGCGACTACATGGAGCGCATCGTGGCGACGCGAACCCCGGAGGCGGCTTGCTCGGTGTCGGCTGTCTATCGTGCCGTGACGCTGCGCGGCGACACGATGAGCGTGATGCCGGTGCAGTACCGCAAGAAGGACTTTGAGCGCGACAATTTCGTACAGGACATGCGCGGACTGGGCCGGCGCATCAACTACCTGTTGCAGGAGGAGGCGAACCCCATCATGACGGCCCCCGACATGTGGAACCTCGTGGAACTGAACCGCACGCTGACGGGCAACGGCTTCGTCTATATCGAGCGCGACGAGTTCGGATTCCCGCTTCACCTGTGGCTCGTGAAGAGTTGTGGCTACAACATCAACACCGCCACCTATGCCAGCATCGTGTACCTCACGGATCATGGCTACGTGACGGAGGTGAACGTGCCGACTTCGGACGTGCTGCACTTCCCGAACAACTTCCGCTACCCGAACGGCTGGGGCAAATCGACATTGCTCTATGCTTTCGAGGCTCTGACGCTGAACCGCACCCTGCGCTCGCAGGCTCTCGACACGGCGGCAAAGGGCGGGCGCATCAAGGGTATCATCAGCGAGAAGCAACCGCAGCAGGGCGTGGGCACGCTCGCCTACGGACTGCTGAACCAGAGCGAGGTACAGAAGACTGCCCAGGAGATGCAGAAGAAGTTCTACTCGGGTCACGACATTGTGTCGATGCACGGCCTTGAGTCGTTCCAGAACCTCAGCATGACCGCACAGGACATGCAGATGCTGGAGCAACTGGGCATCACCTACGACGACGTGGCCCGCTATTGGGGCGTACCGCGTCCGCTGCTGATGCTCGACACCAACTCGCACTACAACGACTACCAGAACGCCACGATGGAGTTCCACACGCGAACCATCCT